GTTGTAACAAGTAGTTAAAGTCATCTCGACTTAATTCACCACTTTGTAGTTGTTCTGTTAAAACTAACATTTCATTGGCCAGTGCTGCAGCTGGACCACCCATTCCTGCGACTTCTCTTAATTGTTCTAACATTATCTTCCCTTCCATGCATCAGCAACTACATCGATGCGAGTTTTGTTAATCTTTAACACACCTTCACAAAGCATTTTGCTCTTTGATTCTTTTGCTTTGCCAATTGCTTCTTGTAACTGACTAATAGAAGTGGCTTGTGGATCTTTTCTTAACTCAGAATATACCACTAACTTTTGAATCTTTACAGAAGCATCATCCCATGCAACTGGATCTTTTGGTTCACATGTAAGTTTATCAACTGCGATTTTAACTTCTACAAGATCTCCAAACATTACTGGATCATGTTTGATTGGCAGTATAATAGAACAGCCAGACAACAATACTACTAATGTTAAGAGAATCTTTTTCATTCGTGTCCCATCGCTTTTCTGACGTCGTGATATAATGCAGATTTGTGTTCAGGTTTCATCTTAGATGGCAACCCTTTGTGGAATGCCTTTTCGTTACCAGATGCAGCATGCTCACGCATCTTAGTACCAGAAACTCCACTTGTTCCTTCAGCGTCTGGATCACGTTCACCAGATGAATGAACAGTAATAGACTTAAAGTTATAATGGCCATGTGCTGCAGGTTTGTTGTTGTACTTATGAAGTAGATTATGCATCTCTTCTTGACGATCTGAACCAGCAACTACATGTAGATGTTGCACACCTGCTTTGTGCATTGCTGCAGCATGATGAAGAATTGTAGGTTCTTCTTTACTTGCAGCTTTGATATTTGTATCAGGAAATGCGTTCTTAGCGTGTTTAACTTTTGACTCAGGAGAAAGAGGATTCTTTTTAGCGTCATGAGAGTGAGAAAGAACAACTTGATGCATAGCGTGGTTTTTTGCAGCGACTGAATGTACTTTGTTGATTACTTGTTCATGTCCAGCAGTTGGTGGATTCATACGACCAAATGCTAGAACACCATGTTTGTCTTTGGCTTCCGCTAAAAAAGATTTAAAGTCTAACATCTTAGCAATTCCACTTTCTTAGTGCCAATGCTTTGCGTGTTGGCTTGCCATTTGGTTTGCGCATTGGACCTTCCATACCACCCATACGTGCACAGAAAGACTTGCGACGATTTGCTGCTTTGCTACCAGCTTTTAGTTTTGAAGGTGGAGTTGTTACTGGAGCCTTTAAGTGTGCGCCATGAGCATTATATGCATCACGACCTTTTTGTGTCAAACCACCAGTAGATGATTTGTAACCTTTAGCATCAACTGCATACTCTAGCAATTGTTCGTCAGTAAACTCTTCAAACTTTTCCCAAAGATATTCTGGATCGATATTGTGTAACAACGCTAGTTCATTAACAACAGATTCGATTAAGTCAAACTGTGCTTCGACTTCTTCGTTCTTTGGTTTCTTACCAGCTTTTTTCATGGCGATAGCAATTGCTGCTTGTTGTGCCATATTTGCAGCTTCATTAGTTTGAGATGCTTTTAGCGCAGCAGCAGTTGGAGCACCTTTGCTTCCAGGTTTACGCATATGTTCGCCAGAACCATTTTTGATTCGCTTTTGTTTAGCGTGAATGTTATCCCAAAGACCACGTTTGTGTTCTTCTTTAATGCAAGAACCAGATTCACATGGCTTAGTACCTGCAACTCGTTTGTATCCAGTCCAGCAAGTACAACCAGTGCGTTTACTTTCTTCTATTAATTCTTTAAATGAAAACATATTATTTCCTTGTCTTTAATAAGTTCGCTCTGGCAAATTCTGAACGATTTACTAATTTATCTGGACCATGTTCGCTGTTAACAACGAAACCTTCTGGCTTAGATTTTTTACCTTCAATATGATGTTCATAACGACCTTCATGTGTCTCAAGAGATTTAACCAAATGATTCTTTGCTTGAGCCAAATGATGGTGCATTGATAGAAGATTACCATAGTGTGCTTTGTTTTTCTCAACATGAGCAATCTGTGTTTTGCCTTCAGCACGTTTGGCTTCTTGGGATTTTTCAGTTTTAACTTTACCTGCTTCTTTTTCATAGTGAGCAGCAACGTGTTCTTTAAAACCTTTTACGCTTGGTACTTCATCATGACGAACTGTCTTGTTGATATATGTTGCAAGATGTCCAGATTCACCAGAATGCTTTGGATGAATTGCGTTATACATTTTATGACCATGGGTGTCATGGATTTCTTTCGCAGCTGCCATATGTTTATGGAAACCTGCTTCGTTTTCTGCAGAATGTTTAATCTTTGAAGTATCGTGCTCAGCACCATGAAGATGAACATCTGGATGCTCTTTAAACTTACTCATATCAACATGAGGTGAAGCATGTAATGATTCAATATTTTTACCATGGTATTGTTGATGAACAACTACACCAATTTTAGAGTTCTTAATCTTTTTAGCATCTTCACCTTTGGCTGTATAAGTGATAGTATTTGGTGTGAAAGAAACATCACCTTTTGCTTCAAGAATAAAAGACTCATGAATGTGATGGTCTTCTTTAGTATGCATTAAGTCGCCATGGAACACACCAGTTTTTGGAGCAACTTTCTTTAGATGATCCAGAGCAGTATGTAACTTAGAAGCAAGACCAGTAGAGTGTCCGTGATTCTTTTCAATGTCTTCATGAGTATAATTTATTTTTGGATTCTTGTTGCCAATTGATTTGGTTGAAACAAAGAACTTACCATTCTCTGGGTGATGACCAAAGATGATGGCAGGTGAACCATCATACTTCATTGTAAGATTAGAACTCTTATGTCCAGCTTTCATGTGGGCATGAGCATTCATAAGAGCAGCATGTGCTTGTTCAAATCCAGAGTGACCATGCATCAATGGGCGATCTTCTGGATGAGCAATGTGTTGAAGTTTTTTACCTTCAGCTTCTTCTTTTAAAAAAGATTTAAAATTTAACATTACGCTTCCTTACCTGCAGTCTTCAATGAACTTAATGGATCAGACTGGGAATCAAATTTATGTGACTGAGTTGCGATCTTTTTCTTCTCGCCAGTTTTTGGGTCATGGTGGAAGAAGTGAACAGAACCACCACTTGACTCAACGCTTAAATGATGACCATTACTTAATGCATGTTCATGATCTTCAGCAGGATGAGAAGAGTGATGCTTTGCACCCTTTGCGCTTTGGTAAGTAGTAACTTTCTGGAATGTTGATTTACCAGCTTGCTCAGCTGGAGTTCTCTTGGCAGAGATTACATCTTTAATATGATTGATAACATGTTCATGATTACCACTGTTTAAATGCTGTTGTAATTCTGCAGCATGAGCATTGGCAACTCTATGTAACAATGTTTGATTTCTTGTTTTGATATCAGCTTTGACTTTAGGACTTTGCTTTTCCAACCACTCTTTACGTGCGTCAGCCAAGTCTTTGTGATGTGCTTCTTTCTTAACTTTACCTAATGCAGGATACTTGGCAAGAAGATCTTTCTTATGTTGAGAATGTAATTCATGGACAGCTTCACCAGAAGATTCTTTACCTAAACTTGAAGCAGGTACTTTCTTGTTTGTTTTAGTAGTAACTTTTAAACTCTTACCATGGATGACTTCTTTTTCTTTTGGCTTCTTTGGATTATGTGATTTAAACATAATGTCAGAAGAATCTTCTTTTTGAGTAGCCTTAACACCAGTAACTTTTTCTGTGTCTCCAGGTTTTGAAGTCCAATTTACAGATCCAGGTTTAACTGCATGTCCAGGATGTGATTTATGTAATTCGGATTTAATATGTTCTGCTGCACCTTGAGCATCAGATTCAATCTTTTTATAATCATCTGGGTGTACAGTTTTCTTTAAACGATCATGAGTTTGTTCAGGAGTTTCACCATGCTCACTTTCGTGGTGAGTCATATGTTGACCACCATTAAGGTGTTTACCAACTAGGAGTTCGTGCAAAACACCTCGTGTATTATTTGAAACTTTACCCTTTGGATGTACTACTGGCTTTTCAGTAGGTGCAGGTACTTTGGTTTGAGGTTTTTTAGTCGCTTCTTGTAGATCCACCAACTCAAGTTCTTCTACGAGTTGTTGTAAAGAAGCATCTTCTTTAATGAATGTTTTGAATGAACGCATTCCCAGTTTCTCCATCTATAAATGTTATCTTAGCATGTGCTATTATACAGCACGTAGTACTTCAATTATTTAGGATTTACGAGAAACGAGTATACTTACGTTCCCAAGTGAGGATTTTGCGTAGGAGTAATGGAACAACTTCGTTATATTTGTCTGTTCTAAACAGCTTTTGAATGCCAGTTAGGTTCTTAGATACCTTGTATGTACCAGCATAACGGATCAAATCACCTACTGGAATGGTAGGTCTTTTCATCTTAAAGTCTAGATAAACGCAGTGTGCATATGCTTCGATTTCGTCTCTGCCAGCATGGTATGCTCTGTTGTCGTCTATTCGTTTGATACCAGTTCTAGCGTAGTAAACCTTAGTGGCACAGTATTCTTCTGGTTTATTATAGTATTGTTTGCAATGAATTAGCTCGTGCATTGCTACTTGAATCACTCTAAACTTAAAGCGATTCCAACTGGATTGTGTGAATTTATAGCGATTAAAGTCAGTGTCTGGACTAGTCCAGATATCCAATTCAGAACGACCTTCGTCTGGATAGTATCCACCACCAACAGCTATAGACTTGGTGGGTTTCTTTTCTTGGTGCCATACAATACTGAATCGCCACTTCTTGAAGTAGTTCCTCAAGCCAGTGGCGTCGTTTTTGTATCTATCAAGATCTTCCCAGATCTTGGATGGGATGAACTTAGCTCTAAAAGGTAGTTCTTCGAAATTCAACATCTGCATAAAATCGAAGTCTAAACTTTTTAGGTAGTTCATTACCTTCCCCTTTAAATCATTGTAGTTGTTTCTCTAAAAATGATAACACCTTACCCTGCTCCTCGAGGTTCGTATTATTGAACTCGGTGATATAGGGCATCAACTCAAAATTGGATAATAGATTACTATATTTAGTCGCACGACCTTTTAGGAAAGTCTCAGACTGGTCGGATCCACGCTCGATGTAGCGTTCTTTTAGCGTCTGATCAGGAACTTTTAAATAAACTACTTGTAAATCAACACCTTGCAGATTCATAGCGAACTCTAAGAAAGACTGATTGAAGATTCGGTCTCCTTCAAATAAGATGTTGGAAGTAGTCTCAGTAACGAACTCCTGTGCAATCGGCTGAACTGCCATTGAAAGACGATCTGTTCCAGCAAAGGTTTCTCCATCCTCGTATTTGCCAAGAATGTATAAGTCTAGTTCTTTACAATAGAGTGCAGGAAGCATCTTCTTTGGTTCGACTTTCTCCCACTCATGACCTTCCATGAACTTACGGAATAAGGTAGTTTTACCAGTTCCAGGTTGTCCACCAACAGCTACAATCTTACGCATTTCTAGCCTCATTAATTAGGTTCTTCAATTCATCTTCGGTGAACACCCATACTCTTCCGAGAAAGTGGTGAACATCAGCATCTTTATTATGTTTCTTTGTGAAGGTAGTTTTCTTAATTATATCCCTTGCAAGATTCTTTGACAAGTTTTCTTTAATCTCATCTGCATAGGTTGGAACAGTTTCTTTGAGTTTCATCAACTCTTGTTCTTGTACTTTATGTTCAACTGTAATCTTATTGAATGTATGAGTATCAAGAAAGTCTTCCATATCGAAACCACCAAATCCTAGACTGCTAGAACTAATAGTGGCACTAGCACCTGTCATAGTAGTTATTGGAGATATTCCTGCTCCAGTATTAATCCCAATACCAGTTCCAGTATAAACAATATCTCCTACTGCTGGTCCAATTGTTATAGTATCACTCATGTAAACATCTCCAATCCACTTAATAAAATTTCTTCATCATCAAACATCCATTCCAAATTCTCCAGTTTCCCAGTGTTGAGGAATGAACTAAATCTTTCTTTATCAATACCACGTCTGTGGTCTAATCTCAAATCAATTGTTTCTTCACGTGACTGCCATAGAACATCCCAATCAATTCCATACCATCCGTCTTTCTCACATTGAATAATCTCTTCAGCTTGTCTGTCAAGATAGTATCCAAGGTAACGACCACGACTAACCCTGAACAGTTTCTTAAATGAACACAAGCACGTTTCCATTGTAAAGAAATCTACTTGCGCTTCGATTTCTGGAAATCTGCTCTTCGTCTCATGTAGAATGTCACTCGCTCGAACTTCAAGATCTGCATACTCGCTTGCAGTGAGTTTTCTATCCAGATCGTTATCTCTCCCAAGGGCGAGCAGAATTCCATTACGATGAGAGCGAGAGCCATCATAATCGTCCAGCATGAGACTAGTAGGATTGATAGGAACAGAAGCGGTATGCTTAAGATGCTGAAGGTAAAACCAAGTACTGTAACGACCAAACTTATGCAGGCTAGACTTAACGCTTCCCCACAGACTATCAAAGTTTGCTTCCTCGTTGTCTCCATATAATGACTCCAATTTATTTCTTTGAGTATTGTTGCCAATATAATCTTGATAAGAAGCGAACATGGCTGGCAAATGCCCTTTGTTCCACTTTGTGTCAGTCTGATAACGAAGTCGTTTGTAGTTGGCAGTGTTCCATTGAGTCATACGATCAACAGTTG